AGATACAAGAGCTACTATTATAACTGGTGCACCAACTGCATCAAGACACATGGTTGTATCAACACCTGATAGACACTTAGTGTTTTATGGAACAGAAACAACAATAGGAGATGCGGCAACTCAAGATGACATGTTTATTAGATTCTCTGACCAAGAGGATATTAATACATATACACCAACAGCAACCAATACAGCTGGTACACAAAGACTGGCCGACGGATCACAGATCAGAGGAGCAATCAGAGGTCGTGATGCACTATACGTTTGGACTGATACAGCTTTATTTACACAAAGATTTGTTGGGTCTCCATTTACATTTGCCTTTTCACAAGTAGGTACAAACTGTGGACTAGTTGGACAGAATGCATGTGTAGAAGTTGATGGTTCTGCATATTGGATGTCAGAGAATGGTTTTTTTAGATACGCTGGTAAATTAGAGTCACTGCCTTGTTTAGTAGAAGACTTTGTTTTTGATGACATAAATTTAACTTCTGGAAACCAAATGGTATCTGCTGGTTTAAATAATTTATTTGGTGAGGTCACTTGGTTTTATCCAACCTCCTCATCTTCAGTTGTAAATAAAATGGTTACATATAACTATTTTGATTCATCACCACAAAGACCTGTTTGGACTGTAGGCACTCTTGCTAGAACCATGTGGAAAGACTCTGCTGTATTTGGTTTACCACACGCAACAGAATACGATAGCGCTAATGATAGTTCTTTTGATGTTGTGGGAAACACTGAAGGTAGAACAACATACTATCAACACGAAACAGGAACAGATCAAGTTAGAGGAGGAGCAACAACTGCAATTGCAGCTAGTATAGAATCTGGAGATTTTGACATTACACAAAGAATTGTAGGAAACCAACAATCTGGGATAGCTGATACTAGAGGTGATGGTGAGTTTATAATGAAAATAAGAAGGTTCATACCAGACTTTATATCTCAAACTGGTGATACTAGAGTCACCTTAAATCTGCGTAATTATCCTAATAATACTCAATCAAGTTCTTCATTAGGACCATTTACAATTAGCTCATCTACTGATAAGGTAGACACTCGTGCGAGAGCTAGAGCTATCGCGCTAAAAATAGAAAATACGGCAACTAATCAAAGTTGGAAATTAGGAACTTTTAGATTAGATATACAACCAGACGGGAGAAGATAATGTCGATAGATAAAAAATTAGATTATGTAGAACAAGACGGATTTCAAAATTATATTAAAAACTCTGAGTCAGTGACGGTTCCTAGAAGATTTAAATCTAGAAAAAATGCTACGCCAACAAAACTAGCATACATCACAAACGATGAAGCTAAAATGTTGAAAAAAATGAAAAAAGGCACGCCACACAAAGGACCAAAAGGTATACCTAGTTATGATGATTTTGATGCCAAAGGTAATTTTAGATCTGGTGCTGCGATGAGTGCTGCAGAAACTGGTGCAAAGACTGAAAGGCAAAGAGCAGATTTAAGACAAGCAGGCATTTCACCTCAAGAAGCTAGAGATATTAGACTTGCTGCTATTGCATCAGGGGCAGGTCAAAGAGTTAATCCTGGTTTTTTTGATAGTAGAAACGTTATACCTCGTGCAGATGTATTAGCTGCAAAAAAAGCTTTTCCAAAAGCTTTTAGAAAATCAAGAGGTGGAGGACTTTTTGGGTTTCTCGGTAGTGGAGGGATTCTTGGAAATTTAATTAGAGGAATAGGTAGAGGACTTGGTTTAGGTAAAAAATTTAATGAACCAACTTATGATATGCGTCAGTTCAGTAATTTAGGTTTATTTGAACCTAGTGTAAATCCTGTATTTGATGATGGTAGTAACGAAGATTTACTATCGATTATTTCTGATGCTAATACAGTTGCACCTCAAAAAGTTAACACAAAGGGAATTGTAACACTTCAGCCAGATAATATTTTAGCTAACACAGGTGATGCTTTTAATTATCTTGATTTTGATGCAGAGGACTTACTTGGTGGAACACCTACGCCTAAAAAATCAAAGCCAACAATAAATAAAAATATCATACAAGACGATTTTATAGATAGCTTACCAGACGATGTCGCCGATAATTTAATGGCAGAATTAAGTCAAAAACAGTTAAACTATTTAAATTCACCAAAAGGTAAAAGTGATTTAGAACTTTTAGGTCCAAAAGCTGTGTTTGAAGATAGACTACCTTTGTACGAAGATAAACCTTTTTTTGGTTCTGATCAAGAACCTACAACTAAAGATGAGTTTAATGAATATTTAAGATCAATAGGAGCAACACAAATAGTATAATGGCTAAGATAGTACAAGTATTAACAAGACCTAGTGAGCAGTATGACTTATCAACTGCAGAGGCTCAAGTAAGAGATTTAGATGCAATTGTCGAGAAGTTAAACACTACGTTTCAAGAAGAATTAAAAGAGGAGATAGAGGCGTTTAACTTCTTTATAAATTAATGGCAAATATCTCTATTAATAAAAAATTAAATTTAACAACTACTGATAATACTACGTTGTTTACTGTGCCAGATTTTACTCAGTCTGTGATACGATCTATCTTAGTTTCAGAGTATGCAGGATCTGGATCTACTATTACAGTTACGTTAACAGATGCTAGTTCAAATGTATTTAATTTATTTACGACTAAAACCATAGCATCAAACGCTACAACAGAGCTGTTAACTAATCCGTTGATATTAGAAGAAAAAGAAGTATTAAAAGTTCAAGCAGCAAATGCCAATAGATTACAGGTCTTGGCGTCTATATTAGAAATACAACCTAGAACAGTCGTTGGAGGTGTAGGAGCATCATAATGCAGATACTAAAACCAGAAAAAATAATAGAAGAAATATCTAACCTTAAAACAGGAGAGAAGTATAAGAACGACGAAGAATGGAAGGCTAAAGGTATACCAGAATCTGACATAAGAAGAGATGTAAGAGTTATTATGCCAAGCCTTGATTTATTCGGAGAAACCAAATAAGATAGTAAAACTATGGCAATTTCAAGATCAGATATGGAAAGACAACTTCGAAATATGGGTGGACGAATAGGTTTTCAAGAAGGTGGTATTATGCCAAGACTAAGTCAATTAAGTGGCAACGTATCTTCTGCAGAACAAATGTTACAACAAATTAATCAAAGATTACAATCAGCTGAATCTAGTTTAGGTTCAGGTGGTGGAACCGAAGTTGTACAAGCAAGTGGAACTTTAAATGGTAAACCTTTATTTCCTGAAGGTACTACTTTTCCCAGTGGTGGTATGAAATTACCTGTATTTACTGGAACTCCTCAACAAATCGATCCAGCTCCTTTTATGAGACCTGGAAATATTCCTGGTACAGACGTACCTTTTTCTGCTCTTCGAGGTGGGATTAGTTTAGGAGATAATCAATCACCATTACAAAAAGCAATTGGTTTAGCAGATGGTGGTATGGCTAATTCAAAAGAAGGCGGAATTATGACATTAGAGGATGCTAAAAAAATGGCTCCTCCAGGAGAGTCTTTAGCCTATATCAATGCTGATGAAGCAGCGCTTTTAAAAGCTTTAGGTGGAGCTGGTGAGGATGTAAATGGCACTGGTATCAAATCATATTTTCTTAAAAAACTTTTTAAGAAAGCTAAACGTACTGTAAAAAAAGTTGTTAAAAGTCCTATTGGAAAATTAGGATTTTTAGCTGCAGCAACACTACCTTTTGGTGGGCCAGTAGCTGCAGCAAAAGGTTTAGGTGGTTTGTTTGGTGGACTTGGAACTAAGATAAAAGGGATGAGTACATTAGGAAAATTAGGTTTAATAGGAGGAGCGTCAGGACTCGCAGGTTTACTCGCAGGTAAAGAAGCAGAAGAAGAAGATGAAATAGATATTAAAGATAGAGGTGAAGGTTTAGATATTGATAGAATAGTTAGACTTGCAAGAATGAATGATCCACAATTTAGATTTTTACCTGGTGCAGAGTTTACACGAGCTTACGCAGAAGGTGGTGGAGTCATGGACCTTGGAGGTATGGAAATGGATCTTAGAGGCGGTGGATTTGTGCCATTAGGAGCAAAAGAAAAAGCAGATGACGTACCAGCAAGACTTTCTAAAAACGAGTTTGTAATGACTGCAGATGCAGTTAGAGCAGCAGGTGGAGGAAGTATTGATAAAGGTGCAGATAAAATGTATAACCTGATGAAAGATTTGGAGGCTAGAGTATAATGTCAGTCACAACAACAAGAACATTACCCGCACAGTTTATAGAAGATATAGGTAAGGATTATGCTAAACAGTTAGCAGCCACAACTGCCGTACCAGTAGATACTTCAAAATTTGCACCAACTGTTGCAGGACAAGATGCATTACAGAAACAAGCAGCATCATTAGCGGCATCAGGTGTTGGATCTTTTGCACCATTTATACAGGCTGCACAACAAAGAGATGCAGCAGCTGGATTACAATCAGCATTAGCTGGAACTGCTTTAACACAAGCAGGTGGTACTCTTGGTGGTATAGCAGGTTTAACTGGAGCACCGACCGCGGCTCAGATACAACAGTTTACATCTCCGTTTCAACAACAAGTTATAGATACTACATTAGCAGAATTTGACAAACAAAGAGGAATACAAGAACAAGCAATAAGAGATCAGCAAGCAGCTTTAGGTGCACTAGGATCTGGAAGAGCAGGTGTGCAATTAGCAGAGTTTGGATCACAATCAGCAAAAGATAGAGCTGCATTAGAGGCACAACTAAGACAGCAAGGCTTTCAACAAGCACAAGCTGCTAGACAACAAGACATTGCAAACAGATTTAATTTAGGACAAGCACAAGCAGGACTTGCAGGACAAAGATTAGGTATAGGTCAGTTTGAAGGAGCGAGAGGACAGTTTCAAACTGGACTAGCAAGTCAAGTGCCAGGATTACAAAGAGCAGATATTTCTACACTTGGTCAATC